CTGCGATAAAAATTGTCCAATTGGCAGGCAATTTAATATTAATATATCCTTCGGTGGAAACTCCATCCACAAACAGGACCGCCGCCTGTGTCATCCCCATATCTGCACAGGCATCAATCACCGCCTGTGCCTGTTCCGGCCGATTCATACTAGGAAGAAGCCACACCGGAAAGTTCTCCCATACTCGCAACGCGGTTCAATACCTCAATTAATTCGATCAACTCCTGATCTTGTATATCCGGCATGGATTTTATATCCGGAAGATCGGTAATTTCAAAAGCCGCCTTGATTTCATCCGCTCCGTTTGCCTGCTCCAAGCGCACGCGAATGGTATCTGCAATTTCATCCGGCAGCGTTTTTGCGGTGAACGGGAAAATCAGGCTTTCGCCGCGTTTTAGTTTGCGGAAAGCGAAGGTCTGCCAGAGGTCGAGTTCGCGCAACTGCTCAATCGACGGAACAAATTTTGCCGGCATGGAAACCGGTTCCACAACCGGTTCAGGAACATTATCTTCCATCGTATCCGTGGATGGATCCGATTCATCCACAATGTCCGGGTCAAGATCCTCGTATTCGATCCCATTAGGCAACTCAACTCCCACAATCTGGGCAGCAATCGAAGGCTTGACGCCGCTGGTAACATATTTCGAGAAGGCGTCGGCACGCTGAACCTCATCCTCCTGGCCGGGGTCGCTCATCTCCGGGCGGAACTCGAGTTTCAAACCCATCGGCGAAAATAATTGATCGTTGACCTGGTCGGCCATGAAGTTTGCCCAGGGCGTGACCGAATCCCTGAACCAGGTGATATATTCCGTTTGCGCCGTGGCATAGTTGGCGGAATTTGCGAGCAGGAGCGAGAGCGGCATCCCGGCTGCCATGGCAATATCGGCCAGTTTTTCCTCATGCAAAGCTGAATCTTTCAGGTTATCGATGCCTTCTCCAATCACCGTTGCCGTGACTGCATCAGCATTAAATACTTTTCCGAGATATTTGTACATGCCGCGCGTAATTTTATCCCAAATATTTTCGATCTTTTCTCGATCCTGAACATTGGCAACCCCCTTGACGGACAGCATCGTCGGTTTGATCCCACCCCGGCTGAAAAAACTTTCCGTGAAATAATCGGCATAAAAAAGCACCCCTGCCGCCGCCATGGAAGCCCGGAATTCTGTTCCCCGGGCGGGAAGCAACTCCGTAGTATGATCCTGGCGCCATAGATATAAAATCCGTTTTTCTGCCAGGCTATATTCTGTAACGGTTGTGCCGAGGGTGCGTTTGAATCCGGTCAGGCCGACCGAGGCGTTGACGATGGGCGTTATCGTGATCGGGTTGATGTAGCGCAATAAATTTTTTCCGCCGCCGCTCTCCATGAATCCATAAGCGGAATTGGTCATGAACAGCGACAGCCGCCACAGCCTGAATAACTCACGCGGGTTGGGTAGGAATCCAACCTTATTCTGCCAGTCATCGCTGATATCGAAATCCTCACCGCGTTTATCCACCAGGGCAAACGGCAAAGACGCCAGCGCTTCCGCGCCCATGTTCGCGGCGCGGAAAACCGCCGCAACGCGCTCATACAATTCATTATTATCCTTTGTCTCGGGAGCGCCCGATGTAAAATTCCAGGCTGAATCGGGATACTGGGGAAAGTCGATATTTTTAATTGCGCCGCCGTTAGTGTAAAAAGTTTTTACCATCTTGCCCTCTATCATACCGCATTAATCAACTCACTAACCAGTTTGCACCACTGCATCCATACCACGCTAATGCCAGGCTCATAACGGTATCATCATGCATACCTTCGGGGGCTGAATATGAAAAATTTCCCGACGCAGACCGTTTACTCTCAAAACTCAATAATTCCCCCAATAAAATTAAATCATTTAAAATTTTAATATTTTCATGTTCAAATGCACTTTGGAGCGCCTGAATTATAGTCTGTTTGGTTGCCTGTGTTGTGGTAAAAGGCGTTATATTAATGCCGCGTTGGACCATGTGATCGATCACCGGGCGCCCGATGCTATTTGCCTCGATCACCATCCCGGAGAGACCCCAGTGGGTATATGTGGCTGCCAACCGGTCAATTAAAACAGGATAATCAACCCGATTAAAACGATCCATATAGACCATATCTTTGCTTTGGATATCCAGAATTGTCACAACGGTATAATCAACACTTGCCGCTACGTCGACGCCGGCAATATATTGCCGATCTGGAACAGGGTTATCAAGCGGTTCCAGAACTGCCGCCTCATAGATACGGCGAAAAACAGCTCCTTCGCTATCAATAAATTCTGCCAGATATTCCTGGCGGAAAATAATTTCGGGCTGCTCACGCCTGGCAGTCTCAATTTCCGCTGCGGGTATATAAGGGTTCGAGCTCGTTGGATAATGAAATGATTTCCATCCTGCTTCAGATTGTCCACGCTGCCACAAGTCCCAAAACCAATTTCTCCCTCTTGGCGTGCTGATAAACAATGCCCGTCCCTGACGATCAGATAGAGATGGACGTAAAACTTCATTCCATGCGGCGTGTTGGATATAGGCACATTCATCGAATACCACAAAATCAAGTCCTTCCCCGCGCAGATTGTCTGGATTATCGGCTGAACGGACGCCGATCGATCCCCCTTTCGGTAAGATCACGTCCCGATCAACTTTTCTTACCTCAGCTCCAGGTATTCTTGCCCCGACAAGACGGAGCGGACGCCAGCCAACCTCACTCATGCGATAAGTCGGCGATATCCACCATGCCCTGCCACCATTGTTGGCAACATCAAAACATTCTATGGTTGCCAGCATCGTTTTTCCAAATCTCCTACCGGCAGCGACAACCCGAAACCTTGATGGATCGGAATGGATTTGCATCTGAGCGGAGTGAAGTTCAGCATTAATTATCATCGCGGTTATTCACAATTTCTGTCCACCGAATAACAAGATCGTCTACGGAAATTTCCTGACGCTGCGGAACCTTACCGAAGGCAACCTCGATGAACGCCATCTGCAGACGCGAGTCTCTGCTCTGCGCCCACTGGCGCAGGATCGCTTCGGTGACGCTAACGACGTGTCCCTCGATCACCAGCGGCTCGCCGTTCTTCAGCGCGGCTTCATGGGATATTTGCTGCGCCAATTCGCGGAGAGCGTCGAAGGTTTTCGGGCGACCTTTTCGATTGATTTGATGCTTCCGTTTGTCGAAGCCATTTGTTGGCGGATTATGATTAGCCATAGTAAATGTTTGTCCAACTATCAACGGTTTTGTTTTTCCCAATGCGAAAAACGATAACCATCTTTTTCACGGATAAATATAGGTTTATAATTTCCCTCCGGTACTTCTGGATCATCCACCTCTATAACCATGAGGTCCCATCCATGACCAATTATATCCTTATCTTGATGAATATCCAAGAGTTTTATCCTGTCTGGAAAACCAAGACATTCCCGCAGCGTTGTTTTGTTTGCAACAAAATTAACTTTTCCCAAATTTATTGATCCTTTCTGCTTGACAAACCACCCGTCACGTTGTATAATAAAAGAAAGGGGAACCACATTGAATTATCATGTTGCGTTTATCCAGCAGGAACCATTGAACCGTGTTCTGTCCGGTATCAAGAAAGCCGAAATAAGAATGGGAATCAACCGCCCTGAAGCATGGAAAGTCGAAGCAGGAGATTTGCTGCTCTTCAAAGCCAGTGGAGGAAACATCGTCGCAGCCGCTGAAGTTAAAGATGTTTCCCGCTTCGAAGGATTAACCCCAGAGGAGATTCGCTCTCTAGCCGAATTGGTTGCTCCCTTGATTGGGACAAGCCGGTCAACATATTTTGAGCAAAAACTTGATGCGCGATATGCCGTCATCATCGAATTTGATACTCCCCATCCGATAAAATTTCCATCTGCATTAACACCTCGGGGTGTGCAATCTGGTTGGGTGTCAAATTTCCAATGGGGCTATCTTGCCAAATGTTTGTTATCAGCTGAGCTCCCAACCCAACCCAGTCTGATCTAGACAATTCCATATCAATACCCATATCATAGACCCACATGCAGCGGGCATGAAAACCGCGTTTCTCCTTCAAAAAAGTTGGATAGGCGCGCCCACTGCGGATGCTATTCCACATGATCAACAACGTTGGAAATGCCTGTCCGATATAGTCGATTGTCAAACAGCGGCTTTCAAAACCGATGAAACCAGGCATGTCTGCAACCGAAAGCGGCAGGCCGGGATAACAACGCAGCAGGTAATCGGCCACGGCTAATGCCATACCGGCGCCAATCGAGAGCACAATCAGACCATATCCATCCTGTTGATAGGGGACTGGATAAACACCATTTCTGGCTACCATTGCAATTGCCAGCTTTTGTTTCTCAAGATCACCCGCCAGAACCGTTTCTGCTGCCTGCAATTTTACTCCTTTCACCAATTTTTTATGACTTTCGGACAGCACATGTACGATGGAATGTCAATTTTCCGTCTTTTGGTCTATATATGCTGTATGGAATCCTCAAAAACGGTCGAAACCGCATGTATAAAAACACGTCTTCCCAAAATAAACCTGTTGTAGACGGTTGTAGCCCTCGCATATATAGACGGAAACCCGTAAAAACCGCTTTCCATCGTATATGTACTAGTGGTGTCCATAAACCAGACTTTCAGCATCTTTTTTATCCATCGCCGGACCGACGTACTCCCACGTGGTTGTCATGCGATTGGTAGCATAGTGACGGTTCTGAGACGCGCCAATGGTTGAGTGCCGTCCTTCCATCCTGGCAAGATGGGGAGCCAGGCGGCAGACCCAGCGCGGATCTTTTATTCTGGAGATATTCAACGCCGGTGAAGCGGTGGTAGATAGGATACGTTTTCCTAAACCCCGGTAGGCACTGGCGACAAAGGTAATCAAGGCATTCCCGATCCCGACGCCCTGGTAATCAGGAAGACATACCGCCCGGTGTCCCCGATATAAATTTCTTACCCTGGGGTGAGGAGAAACAATTACTGCCTGCATTGCCACCGGATCACCATTTAGAAAGGCGACGAAATACCGCGCCGCCTTAGCATGGTTTTGATCTAGATAGTGATACTGGCGAAATAGTTCCCAAGCCGAGTGATGGACGCGGCTAATTTCAAGTCGGATATCTGGCCGTTTTCCTTGAAATCGCCACAAAAATTCATTGGTGTGCGGCTGGTATACCCAATCGGGTTGCAGCCATTCCTGCACATCGTAATGGCAGGTCACCGCTATGAATTTTTGTCCTCGCTTTCTGACCGTCTTGGCAATCGCAGCGCTGCCGATCTGCGCTACGGTGCGGTCAACCACACTGGTAAACTCATCCATTACGGATAGTGTTTTGTTCTCGGCCAGCAGCCGGGCGACGTTTACCCGCATCTGTTGGCCGGTGGAAAGCACATGGAATGGTCTCAGCCACAACGGGGGTGAAGAAAATCCCACGCTTGAAAGAAGTTCGGTGATCTCTTTGATCCCCATTCCTTTTGGAAAGCCATCCAGAATAGATCGGTTATCATCCCAAGCAAAACCTGAATGAACCGCGTCCCCAAAAACTTCCTGGGCAATAGTGGTTTTCCCGCAACCGGAAGGTCCGACAATCAAACCGATGTTCCAATCTCGATCTTCAAGGGGAAGTGTACCCACCCAGTGCTCTTCGCTGCGCTGGGATGGGGCGACATCAAAAATTCCCTCCATCTGCATCACGCGCGGGGTTCGTTTGACGCCGACCGATTTCAGGATATCAAAGCCCGACAATTTAATCCCTCCTCATGAAACTTTTCAAGCAGATCAAGCTGTTCCTGCTCATCGGCGCATTCGATCAAAACCATATATTTTTCAATAATTTTGGGTTCCGGTTTATCTTCCTCACCATAGACTTGCAGTTCCTTTTCGCTGAATCCCCATTCCAGCAGGTCTCCGAAGTCGAACTCGTTTGCAAGTATATCCCAGTTCCATTCACCTGCTGCGCCACGATGCAAAAATATGGTCAACTTCTCGCGCTCCTTCTCGGTGAGTGCCCGGGACGAAACACGCACCTCGACCTCGTAATCCGGCCCATGCTGCTGTATCAACACGGCCAGGCGCTGGTGACCATTAAAAACTTCGTTACTTGGACCTACGGCTATGGTCTCGACCTGGCCGAACTGGTCGAACGACTCAATCAGCCGCTTCGCCTGGTCTTTGGTAATCTGGCGCGGATTTCTCGACCACGGAACAAGTTCGCGCAGTTTTCGGACCTCGTTGGTCCACGTGATTTTATCGGGCATGCGCTGAAGTTACGCCCCGCTGCCGCCGGCCTTTGAACCGGCATCCTCGATTGCGATTGAAGCGATCAGCACTGCCACCAAACCAGCGATTGCCTGCCAGACTTCATCCGGCACAGCCAGGTAGTGCAGCACTACCGCCTGGGCTACGCCAAAAACAGCCATCCAGAATTTTCTCGATTTCAAAAGCGATTTTAATCCGTCCATTTTCATCTCCATAAAAAAAGTTTCCCACCCCGCGCCCGCTCCGGCATGACGGAGCCACCATCTCCAGCACCGGCTGGATTAGTTAAGTATAGCACATATGATTAATTTTAGAAATGTAATATTAAAACAGTGACATTTGTCACTTGGTTATGTTGCGTTATCGTGCTATTATATATATAACCAAGACACAAAAAAGGAGATACGAAATGAACGAAAAATTGGAAGCCCAGCTAAAAGGAAATTACACAATCAGCGACGCTCAGGGTTTTGAAATCGGCGGAAGCCCAGCAACATTCACAAAACCAGGGTATCAAGGTTATCCGATCAGCAGCGGAAGAATCGTTATCCCGGACGATGTGACCGAGTTCATCATCGAACAGGAAAAAAATATCGACACTCTCAAAGCAGAGTCAATCGCAAATTCACGATACCCGCTTTCCGAAGGAAAAGCACTGAACTCAGCCTACTACAAAATTGGCAAAGCAGCCACGAAATATTATCAATCAAAATATGGAAAGTAGTTCATACCCTCCACCACCCCGCCGGCCGGGTCATAGGCCGGCCTGGTCGCCCGGTGCGAGTCCGGGCCTGATGAGCAGAAGCGAAACCTAAAAGGAGATACGAAATGAAAAATACTTTAGACCTGATGAAAAATTTTGCAGAAAAATGCGCCGATGCCTACGTGAATAACTTCATCGACCCCGACGGGCGCAAAGTCATGAACCAGCCGGTTGTTTACTTCAACCGAACGACCGAAGAATTTGGCTGGTGCAGCAGCCTGACCCCGCTCAGCGAAGGCGAGATCGTTGTCGAAACCCTCGAGCAAGGCTGCTACGGTGAGACCGGGGACGACCCCCAGATCGCACGCGAAGCCATCGCCGACCTCATTGTCAACTACACAGACTATACCGAAATCCTGGAAAAACTCGAACCAGAGGAAGACTCAAATTTTTAACCACCGCTGAAGTCGGCGCATTGTTGGGAGTAACAGACTCAGCGGTGCGCCGCATGATCTCAACCGGCAGGCTGAAAGCCACACGTGCCGGAGCCCGGGTCTGGTTGATACGGCCGGCAGACCTGGAAGGGATAAAGCGGAGCAAGGCCGGACATCCAAAGAAATATTAGCCCCCATCCGGGGGCTTTATTTTTCCGCAGACGTGGTGCGCCCAAAGATAGCGCCCAACTTTTGTCCATTTCTTCGCACCGCACAAACACACGCACTGGCAGCGGGCATAAGTTTTTCCGCACAGGCAGCAGCGGCGGCTGGATGACTTGATCTCAAAGTCCCTGATGCCAGTTATTATTCTCAACGCGTTCCTCCAGATAAGCGATGATCAGCATGGCCGCCGCTTCCCAGCCCGTGACCACCTCGGCGCAATAACCGGCTGACATCATGGCAGCAATGAAGGCTTTCTGTTCCGGTGATGCCCGGCCTTTGCCGGCCTTCAGCTCGATGAACAACCCGTGAAACTTCCCCGCCGGATGGGGAAGGAAAATGTCCGAAACACCTTTCAGTACACCCTCCGCTTTCATGCGGGCTGCGACACGCGGTGACGTGCGCGTTCCGTTCGGAATGGCAAAGGCATTTTTCAATGCCGGGTAGGTGACTTCGTGAAGTTTCATCCACTGGAACAGGGCAACCTGGTTTTCGTGCTCGGAAGCGATCATGCTTCTTTTGTAGCACATCCGCGCCGGAATGTCAAATACCGAAAAATGCCTTCTGGAAACGCCCACAGAATGCCACCAGGATAAAAAAACGTGGGTATTTTGGAATTTAAACATCAAATACGAAGGTTAATGTTATAACTTTTTGAATCGCTGAAATTTTGCCAGTCTTTTTTGATCCTTTCTTAAATGATCACATCGCCACCACATTTTTGAAATTGGTACTTGACAAACCATCTATCACACTGTATAATAGTGGTATGACCGAACAAAATATTATCAACATCATGAAAAAGTATCAGGCGCAGCAGGGCATCAGCAAAAGCGAATTCACACGCCAGATCAACGCTGTCCTGGCACCCAACCCGCCCATCACGCACGGGGCAGTCTGCAACTGGTTCGCCGGCATTCGCCGGCCGCGTTACTACGTTGTGCTGATGATCTACATGCACGGTCAGGGATGGGTGACCGACTGGGCGTTGGAAATTTTACGGGAGTTGAAGCCCGAATTATACGAATTGTAAGCGGGGTGCCCCCCTCACCCTGTTGACAAGATTAGCGGTAAAAGCCTCGCTGATGCGGTTCCTTCCCTCGTAGACGGCGACCCGGCGGCAACCGGGAACCTTAAAAACTGAATAAGCAATAACTGGCGGTGTCGAGCCAACTAACTATGGGATATCGGTCATAAGAAGCGGGAAGCTCACCGAGCCGCCAGTTGCAAGCCAGAAAGAGGTAAACATGGGAAGAAGAAAACAAAACATAGAGGTTAGGTTCTGGTCAATGGTGAGCAAGAGTGAAGGTTGTTGGAATTGGCTCGGATCAACATGTAACGATGGATATGGTCGCATAAGCACTGAAATAGTCGGTAAATATATCTATGCTCATCGGTTTTCATTTGAATTGAAAAATGGTCAAATCCCATCTGGGATGATAATTGACCACATTTGTAGAAACAGAAAATGTGTTAATCCAGATCATTTGCGAGTTGTTTCAAATCGGGAAAATATTCTTTCAGGTATAAGCCCGTCAGCATCCCATGCAAAGAAAACTCATTGTATTCATGGTCATCCATTTTCGGGTGACAACTTAATCATCAGAAAAAGTGGCGGTCGGGATTGTAAAGAATGCAAGCGGAATAGGCAAAGAATGAACCTTAATAATTCAGCGATTTCTGGCTCATAGCCAGTTCGCCCAGCCGATGCGTCTGTGATGCAACCAAATAATTGAGGGTTGCTAACGAGCGGTGAGGTCAACTCCGGCACGAAAGTGATGGGGCGCTCAGGCTGGAAAAAGCAAGCCAAATGCTATCGCTCATTGACAGCTCCGCACGATGAGTGTCAAGGGCCATGCCCCCGAACGACCATGCAATAGGGTCGGGCAAAGATCGGACGATGAGATGCTCAGGCTGGCAAAAATTGCATCGCCTTGAAGAGTAGGGATCGGTAATTCCGTGGAAAGCACACGGTACACCGAGTGACCGGCAGGCGGACCGAAGGCGAGCCGGACAGTGTAACCGGCAAAAAATAGTCACCTGCTTTAGTGGTGAGCGCCAGTGTGGCTCCGCTGGAAACCATGTGGTGCATGGTGAGGGCGGCGGGATTCTGAACGCCGCCCAACATGACCGGAAAATCGAAAGGAGAAGATTATGAAATTTTCATATGCAAAAGTCAAATCCATCAAGGCTGATATCGCCAAAAAAGAAATAACAGTTTCCTTCCTGGTGGACATGACGCAGGAAAATCTCGCCATCAGCGATCAGCTTTCCGGATACGTTGATCCGGATGCCGGAACCGTCATCCTGGATATTTTTCCGCGGCAGATGAAACTCGATATGCCCGCGGGAGCAATGTCCGTGTCCATCAAAACATTCGGTCAAGAGCAGCCCGACGAGGAACTATGACCACTTTTGGAGCAGGCATTACCGAGCACGACCCCGAAACAATTCACAACTGGAAACCGGGCAAGCGCGACTACAAGCCGGACTACCTGCGCGAAGCCATCACGGCTTACAACACGGCCACCCAGGCGGTCACTGAAGCCGCCGACCGGCACGAGCAGGGCGACCCGAACCATCCCGAAGTCACACGCGCCGAGGTGCAGCGCTGCCTTCGGGCTCTGAATCACAAGAAATATCTCATGGAAAAGGCCTGGCTTGAGTTCGAGGCCGAAGAGGCCGCCAAAGCCGCCGACTGGCAGGACGAACAGCAGATGTATGCAGAGTTGCGCCGCGGCGGATAACAAAAATAGAGAAAGGAGAAAATGAGATGGAAACGGCATTAGTCACAACCGGATTTACAAACGAACAGGTCGATCTTATTCGCAGGACGATTGCCAAAGGTGCGACCAATGATGAACTTGCGTTATTCATCCAGCAGGCCAACCGCACCGGACTCGATCCATTCAGCCGGCAGATTTACGCCCTGAAACGGTGGGACAGCCGCGAGGGGCGCGAAGTGATGGGTATCCAGATCAGCATCGACGGGATGCGCTTGGTTGCTGAGCGCTCCGGCAAGTATGCCGGTCAGGTCGGACCCTTTTGGTGCAGCAAGGACGGCAACTGGCGCGAGGTCTGGCTGGAGGATACCCCGCCTGCTGCCGCAAAGGTGGCGGTGCTGCGCCGCGATTTCAACGAACCGTTGTGGGCGGTGGCAACCTGGGCACAGTATACACAGACCAAGAAGGACGGTGGATATACCCCGCTGTGGCAGAAGATGCCGGCGCTTATGCTGGCAAAATGCGCCGAAAGTTTGGCGCTGCGTAAAGCTTTCCCGATGGAGCTTTCGGGTCTCTACACTCCCGAGGAGATGGGACAGGCATACAACCCAGAATTGGAACCGCAACCCACAAAACCAAAGAAAGATGTAGCGCCGATAGAACCGACGGAATCTACTCCGCAGACCAACGGCAACTCTTTGACCTATGCTGGCGTTACCGCGAAAATCGGGAAGCACCAATACCCGGCCGCTTGGTGCAAAGTACTTGCGGCCTATTCCAGGGTCAATCCCTTCGAGGTCGATGGAATCCTTCAAAAACTGGAGTTGAAGCAGGACACGAAACCGGAGGATGTCATCAGCGAAATCGATCTGTATCTCGATGAGAAGGAAAATAAAAAGCGAACGCCCGAGGAAACTATCTCGGAACTCGGATACCAAGAATCATAATCAAAAAAGGGACGGAGATGTACATTTCAATCGAAAACTTCGGGATAAACGGAAAAAACCTTGCCGAAATTCTGGCCGATCATAAAAAATGGCTGGAAGAACCTATAGAGAGAGAAACCAGTCTGCGCGCCAACCTGCGCCTCGCCAACCTGCGCCTCGCCGACCTGAGCGGCGCCAACCTGCGCGGCGCCAACCTGCGCCTCGCCAACCTGAGCGACGCCAACCTGAGCGGCGCCAACCTGAGCGACGCCAACCTGCGCCTCGCCAACCTGCGCCTCGCCAACCTGAGCGGCGCCAACCTGAGCGTCGCCAACCTGAGCGACGCCAACCTGAGCGACGCCAACCTGAGCGACGCCAAAAACCTGCTCAATCCGGTTGTCTGGCTGGCAGAAAATTTTGAAGCTGACGAACTGGGCTACATCGTCTACAAGGCAATTGGCGATACCACGTACGCCGCGCCGGACCACTGGGAGATCGAAGCCGGTAAAACCATTGAGGAGGTGGTCAATCCACTACCCACAGTGGATTGCGCCTGTGGGGTGAATTTCGCAACCCTCAAGTGGGTGCGCACAGAATACGCCGATAAAAAAGTTGATATTTGGCGCTGCTGTATCCGATGGGAGTGGCTTCCGGGTGTAGTAGTGCCATTTAACACTACAGGCAAAGCGCGCTGCAACAAACTGGAACTGATCGAAAAAGTCGGAGGCAAAAATGATTAGCCAACTTCTGGATCAACTGGCTGAATACCAGGCGCAGAAGGATGCCATTATCCTGCGCAAGCAGGAAGCAATGGACAGCGTCCTGACCGCAGAAATCAAGGCGAAACTCACAGAAATTGAAGCCGAGTTTTCCATCCAATCGGAAGGTGTGGATACGAACATCTCCGAGCTTACCAATAAGATTAAAACCGAAGTTATCGCTCACGGCGAAAGCGTGAAGGGAACTTATCTGCACGCCGTCTATGCAAGAGGCAGAATTTCTTGGGATACAAAGAAACTCGATGGTTTGATGATCCTTATTCCGCAGCTCGCAGGCGCTCGCAAAGAGGGTGAGCCTTCGGTTTCAATTCGAAAAATTTAGCCAGGAAACGCTCCCTGCGTGCGGTCTACGGATCGCCCCCAGGGAGTGGTTACCCCTGGAATCTCCTTTCTAACGCCGGGCGGTACAAAGATTAGTGCCGCCCGGCAAGGAGCACAAACAAATGCCGGTAAAATATTTATCAAAGCTGCCGCCCGGGACACCGGAATACAAAATCTGCGCTGTTTTAGGAAATCATGCCGGAGCACGCCAGGCGATCAACTTCGATTACCTGACCCGCCTCACATTCGGCGGTCTGCGCGATGACGACACTAAAACCAAATGCCTGCGCATAATCGCGAAACTCAAGCGCGATTACCATATCCCGATCTTGCGGCAGCAAGCATTTCGGGTTCTGGCTGGATATTAAAGACAATATCCGGCACTTTTGATGCCACCGAAAAAACGGTGGAAGGAGATTAAAATGTCCGATCAGGAAAAACTCAAAAAACTTGGCGATGATATGACCCGCCTGGGTCTATCGATCACGGTTTTCAGCATCAGCTTGTTTATGCTGATCTGCATCGGGATATGTTTCTGGGGTATGCTCGCCTCAGGAAATTGACTTGACAAACCGATCAGGCAGGGCAGACTGATTGATGTGCAACCAGAGCGGTTTTATTAAATACAATAGGTTAACTATGTCAAATGCAAGGTTCTCAATCCTCCAATCAAAAGCCGTGGGTGATGAAAAAATTAGTAACGCCCAATTCAGGACTTTAGCCGCCCTGGGAACATTCGGCGACAAAGATGGATGGTGTTTTCCTAAATTAAAAACATTATCCGAAATACTAAAAAAATCAAAACAAGCCATTAGCATGGATCTAAAAGAGCTGGAAAATCTTGGATACATAGAAATTAAACATCAATTTCACGAAGATGGAAGCCAAAAATTTAATTTATACCGGCTTATTTTTGATATAAAACAACCTGAATATCCTGAATACCCATTAACGCCACCTGAACCCGGGTTAACGCCACCTGAATACCCGTTAAGCTCTGAGGTTGATGGGGGGTTAAGCAAGCTGCTTAACGGGGGGTTAAGCTCTGAGGTTGATCCATTAACGCCCCATATTAACGCACCATTTAACGCCCCACTTAAATTAACAGGATCAGGATCAGACAATGGAGAAATTTTCAAAATTTATGAGAAAGAAATTGGACCCCTCACTCCTTTTATCGCAGACGATTTGAAAGACGCGGAACAAACCTACCCTAAATCCTGGATCATTGCTGCCGTCCAAGAAAGCGCCAGACAAAATAAACGATCTTTGAAATATATTTTGGCAATCCTTAAAAGGTGGCAGGTAGATGGTTTTCATTCTGTCAATAAAAATGGCAATGGAAATAAACCATTAAAGCATGAGACACCGTTGGATCGGACATTAGCCGCCGCAAAGGAAGCAATGCAGGAAGCCTTGAAAGAGGAGGAACAGAATAATGGCAACAAAACCAGAAATTATTAAGCTCATGACAACAATGGCCTTAGCTTGGCCAAAATATGAATTATCGAAAGAGGCTTTTGATGTTTATTATAAACTTCTCCAGGAACTGCCTTTTGAATCTCTGGAATATGCAAGCCTTTATCTAATGGCAAACAATATTTTTTTCCCATCGATCAGCCAATGGCGTAATGCTGCAATTAACCATAAACCCAATTACGCGGAGACCTATGAGTAATTTATCTGAAACCATCATTCAACGTAAACGCGATACCGAGGTGCTGTTTTGTACGGCGGTTTACATGAACCCGGAAAGCGCCCTGCATAGCGTCGGTTGGCTTTCTCCGGATATGTTCAACGATGCACGGCTCGCCGATTTCTGGCGGGCAGTCCGCAATGGGAAAAATGTTGCTGAAGCCGCAATGGACACCAACACGTTTGACCAGATCATCAGCCGGTCTGGAGAGATAATCGGCAGCTTTGAGTTTGATGGTTTTGCAAAGGCGATCGCGGAGGATGCATACTACCTGGGACTTGCCGGCCAGCTCCCGGAACTCGCAAAGGCAATTGGGCAGAGAGATGGTGACAGCATCCGCAAGGCAGTTGAACAAATCATTTCCGAAAAACCGGTCATGGACGAGAAGATCCCGGACGCCATGACCGCCGCCGAAGAATTCAATGAGTGGCTTTTGACCGACCGCAAGGCATTATATACCCAGATCGGACCGCTCGATGAAGCGATGGGCGGAATCGACAGGCAAACTCTGACCCTGATTGCCGCCCGGCCCAGTATGGGAAAATCCACCCTGGGACTCCAGATCGCCCGCAATTTTGCCCGCCAGGGTCAAAAGGTGATTTTCTTCAGCTTCGAAATGAGCCGCCGCCAGTTATGGGCGCGGGCAGCCTGCGGCATGGTCGGAGTTAGCATCAAGCGTGTGCGCTCTAATGCCTTGACCGAGGATCAGGTTGATAACCTACGCCGCGTCAGCCATGAAGTAGCTAGTAGTTATGGTGATAATTTGCTGATCGATGACCGCACCGGACAGACCAGCGATCAGATCTGGGCGAAGGTTGCCAGATACAAACCGGATGCGATCATCGTGGATCATACCTCATTGGTGGGTGATACCGACGCCAACGAGGTGCGGAGGCTGGGGCGCATATCCTGGGCGGGTAAGCGCATGGCAAAGGAGTTCAACTGCGCCGCGATTTATCTTCAGCAGCTCAACCGGGGCACGGAAAACAGAGATAATAAACGCCCTGGTATGGCAGACCTACGAGACAGCGGCGAATTGGAGCAAAACGCCGATAACGTCATTTTTATCTACCGGGATGACTACTATGCAATACCAAATGCCACCCCACCCGCCATATCTGATACAGAATTAATTATTGCCAAATTCCGCGATGGTGTACGTAATATTAACGTTAATTTGCATTTCCATACACTAAACCAATGGTTTACCAAAAGAGGAGAACAAGCCAATGTGCCGCAAATGTGACTATTACCAAGTCCAACTTCATCTGCGCCGGGAGGAGCTGCTGCGCACGCCCGTCTGCAGGACGAAGCGCCTTGAAAAATTGTGCGACTGGATCGATGCGCTGGAGGAGGATTGGCTGTTCCACCGCTGCTATGGGCATGGCGCGTTCTGGCAGACGTGGCCGGAAGTCGAACCGCTGGCATTCGTGGAGAGGCTGAACTGATGCTTGACAACCCGCTTGTCACAATGTATAATGGTGATAACAAGGATCATCCGAGATGTGCCGCGGTTGGGAGCAGGCCGCGGAAACTATTTTAGATTATCTCGGAAAGGAGATGTTATGAACTACAAAGATGTTTATACCCAAGAAGAACTTGAAAAGGCCATCGAGGAAAGTTTTATCCCCGTTTGTAAGGGCGACAAAGAATTCGAAGTTACCGGCAACGCCCAGGTCACGGCTTACGGCAACGCCCAGGTCATGGCTTACGGCAACGCCCAGGTCACGGCTTACCGCAACGCCCAGGTCATGGCTTACGGCAGCGCCCAGGTCACGGCTTACGACAGCGCCCAGGTCACGGCTACCCAATACGTTGCCGTCACAATCCCATCAAATTTCAGTGGCAAGATAACGGGCGGCGTACAAATCAAAGTTCCACCGGTCAAAACAATTGAGGAGTGGTGTGAGTTTTACAATGTGCCGATCAAACGCGGTATTGCGATCTTTTATAAGGGCGTCGATGATGATTATTCCACAGACAACGCTCGCCATAATGGCATCACATACACTCCAGGGACAACTCCCTCTGCTCCCGATTGGGATGGCGGGGAAAAAGAATGTGGCGGAGGATTGCATTTCTCGCCAAGCCCGACACACACGCTGGAATTTAATCCATATGCAAAACATTTTATCGCCTGTCCGGTCAAGGTGTCCGAAATTGTTGTGCATTACCCGGCGCAGTATCCATCGAAGGTTAAGGCTCCCAGGATTTGCAAGCCTTGCTATGAAGTGGATATCAATGGCGATCCGATAGAGGTGAAGAATGCTTGATCTTGAGAAACTCAAACAGGATTTTGCAGATGGAAAAGCGGTTAATCCTCAGAATGTTAGGGCATTGATCGAAGAGATTGAGCGGTTACAGGATCGGACGAAGAAATTTGAAGCGGCATTACGGTGGTATGCAGATGGTCATAATTGGATGGGTGGAGTATGCGGATCGATAGAATATAAATTTGATTTTAGCGCAGAAACTTCGTATTGGAAACCGGATAACGGTGATTTGGCACGCAAGATATTAAAGAAAGGTGGTGAGTGATGTTACGAATCCGATTTAAGGCAAATCCAGAAGATCCACGCCCAATTAATTGGCCGATAAAGCACCCATATTGGATTACTGGGAGCGGCGAAGGGTATTCAATCGTAGTGTCCTACGCAGATGACGAGGCCTATATCCATACAAACTGGCCAGAGGCTAAAGACCTAGAAGTGGCCGAGGTAGATGGGTATGTTTTCACGGATCGATTTCCGCGCCCAAATTGGTTACCAGAAGACCTTGAGAAAGCAACAAAACTATACGATAGGATCATAAATTCAACGAAATGCGCCAAGAAATATCAGGAAATGACCGATTTCGAACTTGCAAGAGAACTCATGAAGGATGTGTGGGCTGAAATACCCTTGTTTACAAGGCTATCAGAGTTGATTAGTGAGTGTATAGACAGATTAAAAGGCGGTGAGGAATGATAGAAAATTTAGCTCCGTGTCCGCTTTGCGGGTGTAGGGGAATCGAGAGAATAAATCTCGCTGGAAGAAAATCATATTCCTGCGAAAACCAACTATGTCCATTAAGCAAAATTGATACCTGTTATCGCGAATGGCAAACCCGCCCGATTGAAGATGCCTTGCGGAAACGTGCCGAAACTGTCGAGACGAAAGTTGCGGAGCTTGAGCAGATCATCATTGAAGCCGACGCGCAGTACAACATCGATAAAAAGTCGTCAGATATCGAATTGGCATCCCTGTCCCTGGTCAGAATGTGCAGCTATGGTCGGGAGGCAATGGATAGAGTTGCGGAGTTGGAAGCGGAGATAAAAAATAGATTTGTCTCTTTTATGGGCAAACCGTTTAGTTATTGGATGACTCTGCAAGCCTATGCAAATTCACTAAATTATTCTGAATTAATTGAAAGAATTGCAGAACTGGAAGCGGATCTTAAGCATGAGGAACACGAGAAGTTGACAGTTGCTGAAGCGGACAAATCAATGATTATGTGGTTGCGAGAAAGAGTTAACCATCTCACCATCGCAGGAAATGCACTGTACGATGAGGCGCAATATCTTCCTGAAGAATTATTGGAAGGATGGAGAAATGCGAAACATCAACCCTTGCCGCCACAGGGACAACTTTCCCAGCCGCCGAAGCCGGAGGAGGGAGAGGAATGAAAGTAACTATTGTCAATCAAACATTGGATGATGATTTTATTGTGTTTGGGGAGGATGAGACTGAATCCTTTGAGAAGGCTTGTGCTGAAATAGCGAAGCGTGGGTGGAAAACAGATGATTGTTATTCGATAGTAGATGATGAGGAAAAAAATGATACGATTGATCAATCCAATTATTTTGTGTGGAACTATGTTCCCAGAATTGCGCGTTTATCGTCACCGTGCTTTTGAAATTAATCCACCTCTCTATTTTCCACCAGGGCAATGCAATCATTGGGGAACGTGTTCGAGTGACGACCGTTTTGCAGTAAGAAATGGAACGCCGTCACTGGATAAATATGATTTTCTGACCATCGCCGGAAATGACTATAAAGCGGATGATGGACGAAAGGCAATGGGTATTAATTGGATGACTAAAAAAGAATTGAGTCAAGCTATTCCACCCGCCTACACCGAATTCATCGGACGGGAATTGAGGAGAGGAAGAGGGAATGAAATACATACAAATAAGCCGCGAAGGAATGGGAAGTTATATCCAAAAACTTGATGCTATAAAAGATGCAATTGACGGAGAAATGGACGGCATTGAAGTGGGCGAAAAAATAACACTGGAGTGTGTTGAGATGTCTAAAGAAGAATATGAAAAGTTGCAGGAATTTGCAGGATGGTAGCCATGATCCCCACTCGTGACTCGATCATGGCGATGACGCCCGCAGAGCTGCGGGAAGCGATTGCGAAGGCGAAGGGATATGTCAATGTCCACGAAGGATATAACGATACTTTGCGGGGAATAAAATTACCCAACAATTATAAAGCTGTTGAAATTGCGAACTGGCCGGAAAATATTTCGGCTGCGTGGAAGCTTTTCGAGGAGATGCCTCACCCTGAAATTTATCACGGGACATATATAAACGGCGCGAATTATTGGAGATGTGCCTGTGGAAAATGGGATTATGGCGAGCCGGAATACGAATGTGAGGCCGATACCGCCCCGCTTGCTATTTGTCGTGCCTGGCTGATGTGGAAGGAAGATAAAAATGAACGTTAGATTATACGTCAACGGAAAGAAAATAAAATTTTTTGTGAATATTGGATGGTATAAAGGCGATGAATTTAATCTTTTAAAAATTGAACTTTTTAATCTTGGCTACAAAACATTATATATCCTCGTTTTTTCCATCGCGAAATTTGTATTTTTAATCGGTTGCGAATGGGATAACTAATCATGATCCCAACCCGGCCGGCACTCTGGCCAGAGGATTGATGACTACTCTTGGCATCGTCGGTTTGCTGGTCGTGTGCGGAGTAATGTTTTTATTTTATTTGGGAGGTAGAAATGACCGAACTTGATGAAATCAAAAAGAAATGCGAAAAGGCCTGGATCAATCGCGAATCGGTGACGCTGACCTGGGATGAAGCCGCGGCGGTCGTGGATAATATCCAGATACTCGGCGACATCATGGCAGAAATCGGACTTCCTTCAGAAACAGAAAAACCAGATAAAAAATGCCATTAACCCAGGAACAGATTGCAGAACTCCAGAAGCGCGTGGTGCAAGTCGAGAACGGGCCGAATCACGAAGGTAAGGTTACGATTGAGATCACAAAAGGACATCCTAGACGTATCTACATCGAGCAAACTTTTTACATGCCGAAGCCAGAAGACAATCCCCCGAAAGTGGAATAACTATTCGGGGGAATTATTGATTAATGCAACTCCGGGTGTACATCCCACAATCTGCGCAGCTTCTCGGCATCGGTCAACTCTGGCGCAGGCGGCACGCCTTCGACGCCCGCAAACTGGCGTAACTCGGTATCGCTCCCGTTGTACAGATCGCCATCCAGATCGAAGGTTTGTGTACCAAAAGTTTTTCCGTCCAGTTTTGATGTGAATTGCCAGAATGTCCAATTCCAGCCATAGGTAGCCGGTGTCCACGCGGCCGGAATCTCACCGGCAGTCTTGCACTGCCTTGAGGGTGATGTGTTGGCAGCGTACGGCCATGCGGCAACCCATAACAGCCAGTCGCGCGTCAGCCAGTCAGGAAATGGGGTCAATGCCTTGAGTGTCGATGAATTGGTATACAAAATCATCGGCTTACCGACGGCCTGCTGAAAACGCTGCATGATATCAATCGCTGCCGTGCGGGATGGGAACGGGTTCGAACTCCAACCGCTCCATGGAACTTCGAAGTCCATGACGGGTGGCAGTTCTCCGACTTCTTCCACGGTCGCCGCGAATGCCTTACCCTGCGCCGATGCCGTCGCGCCGGTGGAACGCCAGTCATAAAACCAGTATGCGCCGCGCGGAATTTTTCCGTTCGTTGCATCCCAATTCCTGTAAAAACATTTATCGGTGACGATGTTCTGCCCGGCGCGGATAAAAGCAAAATTTGCTCCGGCTGCTATGCACTTTTCCCAGTCAATTTCTGCCTGGTAAAAACTTACGTCAACGCCCAATGCCTTGTTCATAAGCTGCCTCCTGAAACACTGCATTTTTTAACATTTATAATGTACCCGCCATATATAGGGGTGTTTTCAAAAAATGTGGCAATCAACCCCCACATATAGGCATGCACAGAATGCGAACCCTGCCCTTAAAAACGTGTTACCCATACAAGTAACCATCTTGTTTAACCACCATATATGGCATTAATCGCCAAAAACAGGGGTGACCCCCCATATATGGGTGACAAAACCGCCAAAAATCAATTGTTTTTGGTGGAAATGGGGAAGTTGAACTATTCGAAATTTTCGAACTATTCGAACCTCTCGAAAAATGGCTTGATCAGATCGATCAATTCTCGCAGCAGGATGTTGGTCTCGGTCATATCGACTGATGCAGTTTCGCCGGTATCTCCGTCATTATCTTGATCGCCATTCTGATCAGAATCTTGATCGTCGTTTTGATCGGTTGACGCGGTGAAGCCAATCGCCTCATACAGTCTTTCCTTGCTGCCATAATGGATATAAATCGGGAGCGGTTGGATACCGCCCGCTGCGTTTTTTGCCCCATCCCAGGCAACATTTTTCACCCGCCACAGGCATCCAGTACGCGACTGCATGTTGTACATCGGCATGTGATCCTCGGTGTAGGTCAACTCATTTACATCCAAAGCCCCTGTGACCTGCTGAATTTCCGGGGTTTCGTCGTAGGCGCAGAAACGCGTCCAATTGGTGCTGTCCTCGACCAAAATGTTTTGCGGGTCCCAGTCCGAGTTGCCGATCACGTTTGATTTGAATTCCGGCCAGATTATCTTTCCGGGATACGCTGCCGCCACGAGGTCTTTTACCCGAAGCAGAGAACGCGAAACCCACGCCGCTGATGTATCATAGGTTTTTGACAGGGCGTTGTACTGTCCCGGTTCAACCCCGACAACCATCCCGTGCCAATATGGGCGGTTTAACAGCATGGTATCGATCACGCGCATACTCATATCCTGTTCGCGTGCATACCACCGGCTGAAGTCATCTTTGTCCCATGAAGTATCGCCATAAATTTTTGGGTACAGTTCGTACCAGGCGATTACCGGAATGCCGCGCAGTTTCGCCTCGCCCATGAATTCGGTATACTTTTTGTCCTTGACATCGGTCAGCGGTGAAAGCGGTAATGCCGTCTGCCCGATCCGCAAGACCAAAAAATCCACATTAAGATTGTCCCAGTCCACCGTCTCGACTGCATAATGGAGCATCAGCCCCTTTGCGTAAGTGTCTTTGTTACCCATGTTCACCTCACTTTAATATCAAATTAAAAACAGCGTTAATCACGATCATGGCAACCCCGATCCAGATCGTATCGGATCGTTTCTCGCCCTTGCAGTGCTGCTCCCACAGGGTTTGAAGTTTTTGCTTGATGCCTTCCTTGCTGTTGCCATAGATATCGTGCTTGATATCCGTAATTTCGCATTCGATTTTTTCCAACCTGGTTTCCTCCTTCTGCTCAAACAGGTCAAACCTGTGGTTTAATCCATCTAACGATTTTTTGATCTCTGCATTGGTCGTCATAGTTACCCTATAGATATGCACAAGTTGCAGTTATTGTTGCAGCCGCAAATGTATTTTGGAAATATAAATTTGCCGTTACCGCATTATTGCACATGGCGTTAATATAATAAGGGGTTTTTGCGGTCAGTACAACTAGCCCCTCAATACAGACGGTAGTGCAAGCTATAATCACACCCGATGCGCCGCCAACAATGGCCGCGCCGGTAAACCGACTGTCAGATGCGCTGTTGTTTGTGTCCGACAGGGTACAAAAAATAACTGCGGATGTTTGGCTTGCGTTAGAAAATGCCTCGGCCACAACAGAATATTTCAATTTCCAGGCTCCGATTGGGATCGTTTTTGTCAACCCGCCGAGGTTGTACCAGACGTTTTGAGTCGGTGTTGCCTGGGTACGCTGGGTCGTATCCGCGAAAGTTTCGCTCCATTTTGTTGGACTCAACGGAAAACCGAAGGGTGCTTTTGCCGTGGAATAATAAGGGCTTGTGATCGGATCGCCGGCGGCGGCCAGAGTGTAGTCGGTCCCGCCATACAGAGTTATCAGGGTATTCCCGCCTGAATATGATCCGACGACGGTGACGATGAAATACTTTACGGTGGCGTGGGTCAACTTAATTTTCATACCGACCGAGATAATCCCGGTCATATTCGCGTTGACGCTGACTACATAGGTTGGAGCATCCGCGCTGGAAAAAGTCCATGTCCCAATGGCAGGCAGCCAGCCATCAAGTGTTGCCCCGATGACCCCGGTTCCACTGCGTTTCAAAAATTGACCGTCGGCTATGGCTCCGATATCCAATGTTATCGGGCCGCCGGTCTCTACGATCTGTGTTGCCGCTCCGCCGGAAATAGCGCGCCAGGCTGCGCCGTCAGAAATAAACAGTCCCGCGTAGCCCTGATCGACTTCCGCTATCGTTGTTGCACCGGAATCATCCTTGACCGTGACCGCGCTGGTGTCGGTCGATGTGTTGCCGATATAAAACGGATGATTATCAGTGCTCTCCGCCGGGAGAAAAACATTCCTGGCTTCCCCGCCGCAATCGTAAAACTGCACCGGTGCGTCGGTGTCGGACAGGGTTACATCCGTCGTCAGTGCAGATGAAAGGCTGTTGAGTGCCAGGGCCGAAGCAGCAAGATGCCATGCCCGCAAATTATTGACGTGTTCCGCCATCACGCTGTCGACATTATCGACAACGTCATCTCCAAAAATGGTTGGTAATGCCGTCATAGATCACCTCTCATGATCTGGGTATAGCGAGACAATACATTTTCCCGTTATACAAATTAACCCGAACACCACCGACAGAAAAAAATTGTGCTTTAATGGTCACTGCTCCGGCTGGATAGGTTGGGACATAAAGAAATTGTATGGTTTGTCTACTAAGATCTGCCGTGAAAAATTCGATTGCAGCATCGCCATAACTGCTGCCTGCCATAAGATGATAATGCAAAGATTCTGCGGATTGGGCCGTCGCGGTAGCTACTAACCAGATTAGTAATTGCGAGGTGGTATTAAGTGTCATTGATATGGTGCTATTTGGAACATCTATATAAGATGTTGATTGTGTGTCCGTTGAAATTTGACTTGAAGTTTGGAATTGAATTAAATCGGAAAGTGGTTTATAAGTTAATATTCCGGCAATTACTGCCAAAATATTATAATTATTTCCGACTGCAAGACGCTTTAGCGTTGTTGGTCCACTTGCCACGGCTATATCTTCTGATCCCGTATATGGCCAGAGGGTAGCCATATTATTTTTAAGATATGTGTTATGATTGGCGGCGGTCCAGGTATCTCCGGTTACGACTGTTGGAACAGATGAATATGCCATTACCCGGGCCTCCAGTTACGCTCACTTTTTGCGGTGATCTGCCGATCAATGGAATCGCCGCTTCCGCCCCTGGCAGGACGTTTCATAATTTCAGCCTCAACCGCTTTCAAGTCAGGCGGAAAAATTACAGGGCGCGCCCGCCCGCTTGTTCTGATATTGCCACAGGAGACGCAAAAAAAGATCGGGGTAGATGGATCGACTGCTTCAGCGCCACCGCATTCACAATCCGCAATCCAGCGCCCGTAATCGATGCGAGCCATGACCGGCGTACCGGCTGTGCGATCTTCGACGTAGTGCCTGCCATGCTTGATGGCAACCCGCCGGATGCGTTCACCGACGCTTTTTATTCCCTCGCGCTTTGCATAATCCAGCGCCGTGATCACTTTATCAACCATAATTCACCTCAAAATCCCAAGATAGATGTTACTCCGATCTCGGTCGGGAACGTCCAGTAAGATGCGCTGGTATCGATGATCGGTTCCAGCGACAGGGTGGTCAGCACCGACTGACCGTTATTTTCGATCCATTCATGTTCAATTGCCCCCACGCGGTAGGCGGAATCAATGTTAAGATATGGAATTTCCAGCGCGATACGGTCAAAAAGATCAACCAGAAATTGGATATCCGGCCTGGCTTCGATGCGCACAGTCGGATTTTTGCGCGCGTCCGCCAATAAACTTACCAGAACCGATGCAAGGTCAATGGCAATATTGCTATCCTGCAACCAGGTCGAATCGATCTGAAACTTGCGCGTATCATAAATGGCAATACTGGCGGGATCGGTATCGCGTATGATCACCGGATTTGGCATGATCACCGATTTACCCCATACCTTCAAGCTGATGACATATCCATCCGAGCCACTGCCATTAGTAACGATCAGTTTTGCGGTCTCCGGGAAAGCCGTGATAGCCACGCTGCAATCGGTGGTCAGGTCTGTCCCGCTGCCATCACTGGCCGTGTTGACCGCAAAATCAGAGGATGGAGCGGTTACATCGATTGCCGGAACGCTTTCGTTATCATACTGGTAAGCCGCCCATATTTCGAGAGACGATCCCGCTACCACCGATGGCTGACCCTGCAAAGCCCACAGTTCGGCGTTGGATTGTTCCACGCGCGGATTGACCACAAGCTCAATACTATTCCTGACCGTCTCCCATGGTTGCGAAACTTTGATCTCGCGCAGGATATCATCGGATTGTAGCGCCAGCACCTCGGCGGCAGACCTGCGCCTTGAGTAATATTTTGCCACGCCATCATTGCTCACAAAAAATGTTCCGAGACTTGCGTCCTCAAGTTCGCCGATGGCGTTGACCACGCTGCGGTTATCCACCCACCAATAGGCAATGGTGTCGGATAGGGCATCGACGGAATAATTATTCCACCCGGCAGCATCCAGGATCGTCTCGATGGCATCATCGATGCGGATCGCCTCATAAACCTGAGAGGTAATAATATCCTGGTTTGAAAAAAGTTCCAATGCGTCGACGCCGGTTATCAGGACTTGTTCGCGTCCCGAAACCGGCTGAATATCCTCGATAAATCCCGTCATCACATAATATAGCATTCCCGCTGTACCGTTTTTGACGCGCAGGCGAAAACGCTTGCCCGGGATAACGTAAGGATAGATCGGGCTGGTAGTGTTATAGGGATCGTAACGCCCATCCCGGTTATCGAGTGTGACCGACATGCGCCCGGGCTGGACGCGCTGAAAACCGTTTCCGTCCCGGTTAAGCAGATAGTTCCTGCCACGAGAAACCGAACACGCCACCATGCGCGAGGCTTCGTTCGCACCGCTGAAGCCGTTTCCGGTCCAATCCACTTCCAACGCCCACAGGTTGGCGGTCGAAACATCCTCACCGTAGAGGTCTTGCGAATACCGAAAGGTATCATAGCGGCCCATCAGCGTATCTTCCTCAAAGCGGCCTCGATATAGGGCACCAGTTTTGTCTCGGCTTCGCTGCGATCCATGAGTGATACTGTCGGACTGTAAGTCAAGTAGACATTCACGCCGCCTGCGCCTGCACCGGCAAAACCGGCCTGCATCGGCGCAGCGATGTTCAATCCGCTTGAAAATTTTGGCAGTTCGTTGCGGGAAATTTCCGCCATTGCGCTGCTGATACCACGCAGACCCATCTCAAACGGGGTCGGGCTGCCGGGTGTCAGCCAGGATGGAAGGCGCAGCCCGGATAACTTTGATCCGAGGCTCCCGATCCAATTGATCACGTCCCGGATCGCCCCTACGATGGTGTTGAATCCATATGTCCAGCGTCCGACCACCCACTCAACAGCGTTGACCAACAACTGGCGCATGATAGCAGAGATCATCGTGATCGTGTTCCAGGCATCTTTGCCGAAAATCAGAATCGTTGCGATCAATAACCCGATTGCAGCAACCAGTGCTATGACCGGGAGACTGACCGCTGCCAGCGCCGCGCCGACCGCAGGAAGCACCGTACCTGACAGAGCTGTAAAAACCGTGATTGCACTGCCGACCATCGATAGGATCGGGCCTAAAACCGCTATCAACCCAAGTCCGGCCAATATGAGCTTTTTTATAACCGGGTCAGACTCGCGCAGCCACTTCACGAAATCGATCAAAATAGGGATGATTTCGATCAACAATGGGATCAATTCTTTTCCGAGATCCTCACTCAACTCGCCAAGCTGGTTTTTCATGATCGCCATTTGCCCGGCGGTAGTCTGTCCGGCGGCAACCGCCAGACCTCCAAGCTGTGTTTCCAACTCCCCGAGGATAATGCGTTGCGCGGAGGCAACGTCGCCGACCGCCATAAAGTCTTTGATCTGCTGCTCCTGTGCATCGGATAACTGCACCCCAATTCTGCGCAGCGCCGTCACACCCTGGATCGGGTCATTGAGCGCTTTGCCAAGCTGGACAGATGCAACATCCATCGAACCGAATTTCTCAGCCATGTTAAGCAGCGCCACGGTTGCATCTGGAAATACATCCTTGCCGATGTTGGTAAATGTCAGCAGCATGGATTGGCCGGATAAGATCGCTTCATCGCCGAATTTCGTCACCTGCTGGAGCGCATTGGCCTGGGCGATCAGTTCATCGGCAGTCACACCGGCTACGCCCTTTGTGGACGCCAGTACGGCATTCAATTCCGCCAATTCATTTTCCGATTCCATCGCGGCATTGACCATCGCCCCCATACCGGCCACAATCGGAACAGTCAGGCCAATGGTCATAGCGCCGCCAACTTTAGTCATGGTTTTACCCATCTTTTGCAGGCTGGCGGACGAACTCCCGATTGCCTTCGAGGTTTCATCAATGCCTTTGATGACGATTTCGATCACATTAGCCATGTTTTTTTATATCCTGCGCCTTGATGCGTTGCTCCCGGTCATACAGCCATCGCTCCCACCACAGTTCGGTTATGTTTTCATCAATTTCCTGCGCCCGAAGCGGGTCATAACCTGCCGCCTCAAGCAGCAATACCCAGATGGGGGGTGAGCCGTGCCCTGCGTTGTAGTACGTTATCAGGGCACGGCGTTCGTCGGGGGGACGGCGTTGCCGCTGCCGCCCTTGACTACATCGATCAACTGCAAAAATTGTTCCTCGGTCAACTCCCATAACGCGGTTATGGCTGCATCGCCCTGCGGTTCTGTGACATAGTTGGCTAGAAAATTTACCAGGTTATCGAGCAATTCCGGCGTGGCTTCGCCACTTTTGAGTATCGAACCGAACTCGATTGCCCTGCGCATTCGCTTGAGATAACCGGGCGAATCTTTGGAAGGTGCTTTAAATTCCACTTTTATTGTCATATCTGTCATGGCATGGTCTCCACTTCATTGGCAATGATGAATTGGGCGAACAACGCCGCAGTGCTGTTGTAACGGGATCGGAAAGTAGCTTTAACGATATCATTCCCATCCATTTCATCCAGTTTTTCAAACTTTTCCCATTTCCCGGCCAGGTTTACAACCAGCGATTTGACATCATAAGTTGCCCCGGCATCGGTAGTCGCCAGCGCCGACCCCTCGAAAAGCAGTTGAAGCTTGCGGGCAGTCCCGGCGCGCCAGGCGGATTTCTCTGCGCTTGCCGATCCGTTATGTTCAAAAGTTACGTCCAGCGTGATTTCCGGCTGCGTTTGTTTGATGAATGAAAAATCCACGCGCCCATCGCCGGTGTCGATGCCCTTCCAACCGGTTGTGACCTTCAATTCGGCTGCCAGCAGAGTTTTTGTAACCTGGGTTGCTCCGAGAACTCCGCCCACGGCATCGATGAACAGTTTACCTTTTGAAAACAGGATTTCCTCGACATCCGGGATGGTGACGGTTGCGAAACCGTCCCCGTCGGTGGATACTTCACGCGTGTCAAAAGTGGCGGTGATCATCAGCGCTTCGGCGGCCGCGCCGGACAGCGTGAATTCGCTCACGTGCCCGAAGCCGCATTTTTCGACCTCGTTGTTATCGCCAGCCTTGAAGCTATAGGTCTGCAAATCCGTCGATTCTTTGACATCCGTGCTTTCGATTGGAAAATTGTAGGTGCGGATGAAGGCGCTCGAGGTATCGGTGGTCGGGGTAGCGTTAGCAATTCCAGCGTCAAAGATATGCGGGAGCTGCTCGAATGTGGCCGGGGTCTCATCCAGGACGAGTTGACCGCCGGTTTTGGGTGAATAGGTGCGGTCCACCCCGCCAAACTTACCGATATCCTCCTCCGGAAACGTTGTTTCCCGCAAATCTTCCAAAGTTCCCGTGCCGCGCCAGACCGTGAAATCCGTAGTCGGCGAACCCTGCGAGGCCGAAGCCTCGCGGCTCATTTGTATCTGTCTTAATGCCTTAATCCCATTTGCCATATCACGCCTCCTGAAGTACGCGCCCCCATATGCGGCGGTACTCATCCATCATCAATTTGCGGTGTTTGTCGAACAGATCGTTCATCTGCCCGACGCCGCCCACGAAATAATTTAATGTCAACAAATCCAGGTGCTTGCCTGAATAATTCCGATCAAAGATTAGCGACATGACCATATGCCGGTCGGCTATACTCATATAGCGTTTCTCTTCCGGCAGCCAGATTTTGCAGTCATAGCGGCTGCCCGCGTCCCACGCCTGGCGGCGAAACATATATCCGAAAGAAGACGCAAAAGTACGGCAAAAAACTTCCCGGCTGAACTCTTGGGCAATTTTTAGTCGGCTTACATCGCCGTGAAAGCGAGTATTGCCATACACAAAGCCGGTTTTAGAATTGCGATCAAGATATTCTGCCATGCGGGCCAGTGAATCCGGTTCATACCATGACCGGCATGACAGCAGGATAAAATATTTCCCTTCCGCTGTTGACGCGGCATGATTGCAGGCATCACAACCGCCTGTGTTTCTGCGTGCATATGCAACCTGGATATTGCTGTTTTTTTCTACCAACCCGGCCAGGATCGACTGTGTCCCATCCGTCGATGCGTCATCCCCGATGCAGAGCTGGACCCGGATGCCGCGTTGGTGCTCGAGAACGGATGAAATCGCCCGCTCCACCCACCCGGTAGGATAGCGCTTAAGATTGTAGATCGGCATGATCACGGAAACATCATACACAGATACCTGCCTCCTCGAGAATATCCTCGTCAATCGTATTGCCCATATGGCGGGTATAACGCCGCGTAGTGGTCAGGCGCAGAAGACCGGCGGCATCGACCGCGTTGTCGAACGGTTTTTCATCGCCCATCGCCGAGTAATCCCATACCGCAAATGGAGCCAGCACACCGGCATAGCCGATGAACTGGCAGTGGTGCGCCGTGCCATATA